CGTTGAGGTCCACCACCGCATATTCGTCCGTTGCACCTTTGTCCTCCGTCAGCGAACCCAGCAGGAAATTACCCTTATACCTGTTCGTGGTTGCGGCGCCGGTCCCGGCCGTCCCGTCGTATGGGTCACCGTTCTCGTCCCACCATATTTCATCGCCCTCAATGCCTGTCGAGGTATCGGCGGCGACCTTGATAATCCCTTTCACCTGGGCAGCGCCTTTTTGCCCGGCGGCCAGGTCGGTGCAGACCATTGCGGCACGTCCGGCGACCTGCACTATCTGCCCGGCTGTCTTCGCAGTCTCCGGTGTGTAATCTATATTATCACCCGGATAATAGTTTTCGGCTTCCGTGTTCATATTTAGGTTCCTTTTTCCTTAAGGTTTTTAATTTCAGTTTCAAATTACGCTTTTGCTCTTTTCGCTTTTTTCACTCTTTTTTTCGCGGTTTTTAGACCGTGTTTTTCTGCATCGTTCTCCAGTCAATCGGCTTGCACCCGGTATCGTGGTATATCCTGAACAATATTCCCAGATAATTGGGACCCGGGTCGACCTGTTCGATTGTCGGGCTTTCTTTGCCCCGCAGGAATGCCACTTCGAGTGTATCCACCACGTTCGGGTCGCCCATCAAGTACCACGATGTCGGTGAATATCCGGTGAAAGCCGAGTCCGAAAGCGACGCCTCGGAGACGAGGGTAAGCCCCTCGTTTCGCAGCACATTTTTCGTCGGCGTTATTGCTTCCGTATTCGCTCCGGTGCCCCAGCCGGTGTGCATAATCACGTCTGACTCGAGCAGCGCCGCCGCCGCAAACCTCAACTCCGGCGGCACAAGCAGATACCTCGGCTTGACTGCGATGCGTTTCTTGCCTTTGTCTTTCTGCCCCTCGAATTTAACCACCGCCGCGGCGAGTGTCGCTGCTGCAAGCGCCGCCGTGGTATTGAGGTTCGAATGGCTGGAATGAAACAGGTCAATCCCGTCCTGCATATCCGCGTTGGCAAGAAGGCTCGTATAAACCAGTTCTGTTATCAGTAATGCCGCATCGCGTCCCTTGACCTGTGGAATTCTCGTAAACGCACTGAGGTCATCGTTGATAATGTTCTGCCGTGTAATACCGAATAGTTCCGCGTATGTTGCAATATTGTATGGCTCGTATTCTTCCGTTGCCCCGCCGGTATGTTTGATTTCCCCGTCGTTGCCGACCTTTTCCAGCTTGCCGGTCGCGGTCAGTCTCGCCCGTGTCATCGTTTTGAAATCGGCTGCCTCACCACGCGAGCACCACGTTTGCCAGGTCGCCGGGACATCATTATAGCCCTTGAGCAGGCTCTTGTTGGCGACGTTTCCGAGGATTATCGGAAGGGACATAGTCGAGAATGCCGCCCGGAGCATATCTTCGCGGCCGAGCGGAATATCCTGCCCATCCAGTGCGAGGGCATAACGGCACAGGTCCACCAGCGATATGTCCCTGTATTTATGCGCCTTTTCCGCACGCTGGGATCCTGCGGTCTTGTCCTTTAGGATTTCCGTCTCCATCCTGCCGCGAATCAGCAATGCATCTTCCAGCAGGCCCCGCTGCATCGTCTCACCACCGGTATGTATGGCGGGTGACCCTACCTTTGGCCGGTTTTTGCGGATTTCATCGAGCACGGCCGCCCTCGATTGCTCGATTGTAGAACCGTCGCTGATGCAGCGGCTGATTACATCGTCCGACACGTCCGAACCCGCCAGTGCCTGAATGTCCGTTACCCTTTTTCTTTCGGTATTAACGGCCTGCCGGGCGACATCCGCCATACCCGGCTGGGTGCGGGTATCGTCCGCAGCAGGATTCGCGACAGTATCGGCTGTTTTAGTCTCATCCTGCTTTGCAGCGGGCTTGACCGCTGTCACTGCCGCCCTGGTCTCCGCATCGAACTCCGCCTGCAGAGTTACCAGTTTTTCGGCGGACTGGTCTTCGTATTTCAGGCCCCTTTTCTGGAGCCATTCCTTGAACTTTTCCATTGGTTTATCCTTTCCAAAATTTTCACTTCTATTTTTTGCGGTTTCATCAGCGGCCACTGCACAGTCGCTGTTTTCTTTCGGCACCCATTCCGTTGCCACCCTGACTCTATATTGTGAACCGGCGGTATAAAGTTTTCCGTTGACATTCTGCTGCTCGCCCGCCTCTATGATTACGGCGCTTATCACCCTGTACCCGATTGAATTGTCCCTCAGGTGTTTTTCCTTTGTCAGCGTCCAGGCATGCTCCGACAACGGTGAGCTGCTGTAATATTTTCTGCCGACGAATTTGTCTCCTTCAATCCGAAGTTCCCTGACGCTGCCGAGCTGTGACTGCACAGTTGAGCGGTCATGTGAATCGAGCAGGGGCATTTGATTGTCCGCAGGCAGCCGACAGCCGCTCATAAGCAGCACCTCGTCGAAAATTTCCAGCATCGCCATATCAAAAACACGAGTAGTTGCCTCCGTCACCAGTACCGCCTCGATGCTGCGTGTCTTTTCATCGAGACTTTCCGACCTCACCTGGTAGGTCCTCACCGTCAGGTCGCAATCCTGCTGCTTTTCTCTTTTGGTAAGATTAAAAAAATCGCAAATATTCATTTTTCACCTATTCCGTTAAACTAATCGGAGTTATCGTCTTCTCCACGAGTATCCCCAACTCCTTTATTTTTCTTTGCTCCCTGGCAGTCTGTTTAAGCTCTTTTAGCCAGTCTCTGCCCTGCATCGCGTATTCGATTGCCAGATTTGTAGTAAGATTTCCCAGCCTGTAATCCTGCGCAAGCCCTTCTTTTACCGGGTCAACGTGCAGAAATCCCGGCCAGCCCCAGTAAGGCACCAGTTTTTTACTTGTGGCGGCTCTTCTCGCTGCATCGGAAAGATAACCGGGGACAAGTAATGCCTCCCGCAGCCAGGCGAAAAACACGGGGTCAAGCATCTTTGTCTCTATTTTTCGCCGATAAGTGATTATGAATCTTGCGTAGCCCTGCCAGTCCAATCGTCCCGATGCGTAGTTATACTTCGAGGAATTGCCCGCAGCGACATTGAAGGGCATACATACGCACCTTGCGATTTCGTTTATTATTTCACCTTTAAAACTCTCATAAGTGGCGGCGGGATGTTCCGGTTTTACCTGGCTCATCTTCCCTCCGTTCGGCAGGGTCAGGAATGAATTTCTCGGTATCTCTATCTCGTCGAATTCCTCCGGTATCGTAGTTGTATCCCCTGAAGGCCCTGTCTCTATAGTGCCTGATGGATTTGCAGCAGTCTCGGCGGCTGCGACCGTGGCGAGGGTAAAACGCCTGAGATATGCGCAAAGCGGCAGGGCGGGTGCAAACCACGGCACACCGCGGCTCTGGCCGGGCCGGCGTTTTACGAACAGATGTATTACCGCCGCCGCCGGGACCTTGTCGTATTCCCCAAAACCCGCCAGAGAATTAAATCCCAGGGTCGCCCCGGGATGCACCTTAAGTATGTAATAATTTACCGGCCTGCCGAACTCATCGAATTCGATGCCGTCCTGAACCTTGCTGCTGTCGCCCCAGAATTCCATCGGCGTTGCAAGTCTGTCAGGCTCGGCAACGTTAAGCCGCAGGGACACTTCTTTTTTTCTCCACGTCGCTCCTTTTCTGGTCTGCATTATTACGACGGAATCACCGCTCTCACACTGCTGAAACACTCCCGTAAGCTGGAGTATATCCGTCAAAGATTGCCCGTCCGCACCGCAGATTTGTCCCCATTCATCGAACCGGCTTTCGATTTCGTTAAAACTGTCTTCCGTAATCCGGTCCTGTTCATCTTCCTCCGTCTGGAGTTGAAGTGTCGGTCCTGTCCCGACAAGGTCATCCGCCATTGTCCGGCTGATGCCCGTGAGGTAACAATTATTTGCTACTTCATATCTAACGCGGTTCCGCAGTGTCGGCAGTTCCGGGCTGATTATCGAATCGGCGTCCCTCCCATCCGCCTTTTTCCAGTGCTCCTCGTTGTGCAGGTTTGTCGCCGCGGCATCGTAGTATCTCTTGCCCAGTTCCAGCATCATCTTGTTTATTTTCCGCCCTATAAAATCTAAAATTCTCATTCGGCACCCCCCGCCCTTATGCGGCTAACCTTGATGATTCCCGATGGTGATGCCAGTGCGGCATAATATTTTCTGGCGGTTATCAGGCTCTCAAGTGTCCGGTATGTCACGGACCGGCCTGAAACAGAAAGAGTGAGGGGCTTGCCCACCCAGTTTGCTATCGCGTCGTCTATCGCGGCTATTATGGTCGTATAACTGCTCATTTTTCAGTCAATAAAAAAACGGCTGCACAAGATACAGGTTCCTGTACAACCGTCCTTTTTTATTTTTACCGCCGATGGCCGTCGGCAGTCAAACCAGTCTTCAGATACTAAAGAGCAAAATCAATTCAGGTCTCAACTTGGCCTTATTTTCCCGCCGCCACCGCTATTTCCGGATTTTCCTTCAAAATCTCCGCCGCCGCCTCGGCCCAGCTAATTTTTTTCTCATACATCCGCGTTTTGACCGCTACGGCCAGCTCTCCCGGTACTTTTAAAGATTGTTTTTTTTCTGCCATCTGGTTTCTCCTTAATTTTTTATTGCCTTTTTTAGCCTGCCCCCAATTTCGGCTATTTACATCTTTTGTCAATACCAAAAACCGCCGTTTTCAAAAAAGAGGTATACCGGTATACCTTTTTTTGAAAAATCTACAAAATTTCCTTCTCCAAAACCTCGCGAGTTCGGATTCTTTTGCCGCAATGCCGGCATACTTTGATTCGTCTGATTGCGCCGGGTATGGGAAAGACCTTCACCACGCCCCAGGGCCGGCCGGCTTCGTCCCTGAAATCGGCACAGCCGCATTTCGGGCATACGATGCCGCTCATTTTTTTTGCCTTTTTATCGCTGTTCTCTTTTTTCTCGCTGCACATCTGACCATTTCACTTTTTTTTGTACCCCCGGCATTATTACTTCCGAACCTTCTTTTCGCCAGTACTGCACACCCTTGTAATATCCCGCCGCAGTCGTCAGCACCGCAGTGTCCAGGCAGTGAGTGGGCGCACTCTGAAATTTCGGCACCCATATTCGGTGAGGCCGCCCATGCTGGTCGTATTTTTTGCTCCTTCGCTCGTTTAACAACTGCTTGAAATAGTAATCCGGAATTTCTGCATAAAATATTGTCCCTGTCCCTGATTCTCCACCGAGTTTCCTTGCAATTTCATCCTTAAAATATTGAGTATCCACTGTTATAAGTATCATTCCTTTATAAACCTGCGGATTTTTCAATCGCCTGTCGGTAGCTTTGTCGAGGTCGCTTGCCTGGAGCGGTGTTTTCTGGTCGGATGATGCCCCTTTCGTAGGTATCATTTGCCTTGGACGTTTTCTGCATTGCCTATAAATTTCGTCCGATTCGAACCCTGAATCGAGAAATTCCAGCACCACGCCGAGATTGGGTTTATCCCCGTTCGGCCCTTCAGGGTCCGCCCACGGGAACGGGCTGCCCCAAATAGCGTCATCGTGCTTTTTCCAGTCCGTTATAACTCCGGAATCTATGAGCCAATCGCGTCCCTCCAGTCCGAATCCCTTTATCTCGTAATAAATCTGCTTGATTCCCTGCTCGTTTTTGTGGTAATCAGCGCTTGCGACCAGCATCAGGCAGCCATCCGGCACCGTCCCCTTGCTGTAATCGCCCCTTCGTGCGGGCAGTGACTCTTCTTTAATCGGCTCTATCTCATCCTCCCATACCTCTGCCAGGCGGTTATTCCGAAAGTGCATCAGCTTGCCCGATATTTTCCCCTGCGGCGTGTTCGCCTCGAACCATTCCGCCATTAACTCGTTCCATGAGCTTTTTTGCCACGGCAGAATCAGGGCATTGAATTCAAAACCGCTGTGTCTTTTTGAGAAAAGCGCCTCTCCGGTAATTTCTCCGCTCGGCTGGATTTTTTGTCCCTTCGGCACCCATATTCCTTTTGCAACGTGTTCATCCTTTTGCCAGATTTCTATCCTCGCCCCGCACACCTCGCAGCGGTAATATATCACCCCGATTTCCCTGCGTATTTCGTCTGGCTCTCTCAGTTTCGGCGGACATATAAGATGTACCCATTTCCACGTCAGGTAATCGCCGCAGTGATAACAGGGCATATAATACTGTTGCTGATTCGACAGGGAATAATAATGGAGTATCAGGTCGCTCGCTAATTGCAGCGATGACACCCTCATAAGTTTTCTGTCCGGGTATGTGTCCGTGCGGTCCTTGCCGCGGTCAAGCGGGTTTGACACCTTGCCTGCAAACGGGGGATAGTCCTTGATTTCGTCGAAGAACATGTTCTTGATGGGCTTGCTTGAGCTGGCAGCCGGTGAGTTGCTGCCCATAAAATACAGCGGCATATTGTCGAAATTAAATCCCTCATATCCGAGGTCATGTTCGCTCGTTATGTGTTTTTTCAGCACCTCGCTTTTTTCAACCATCGGGCGAAGCCGGTTTTCTACGAGGTATTTGAAATCATCGTCTCTTGCCTCCATAAGTCCCGATGGCGCTGGGTCGCAGTCGACCGTATATCCTATCATATTGAATATCGCCTCCGACACTCCTGCCTGTGTCGGCTTGATTACGGTTATTTCCTCGCCCTCTGGGTCACTGTAGGCATCCATTATCGCCCGCAGGTATGGGACCCTGCTTGTCCGCCACGGTCCGAATTCCGATGATGCCCTTCGGTCCAGTATCCTGTTTTGGTCCGCCCACTGGCTGACGGTCATTTTACCCGGCAGCCGCCAGGCCTCCCGTTCGTATGGCGACCATACTGATTTTGATTTTTCCTTTGTCAGCATATTTCCTCCCCCGCGAAGATATTTATGCTGTGCCTGTTGTCCTCATCGAGAACTGCCTTGACCTGCTGTGGTGTTTTCATTGCCAGTCTGTCCATCAGTCTGCTTCCCTGCCCGAGCAGTGACCTCTTCAGCACGAGTATCTTTTCTATATCTGTTTTTCTGACCTCCTCCGCCCGTACGAATCCCCCCTGTATATTTGTGAGTTTCACCTCCGCGAGATTCGCGTTTACCTCTTTTAACCTCGCCTCCGCCTCCTGTTTTCTTTCCCTCGCCTCCGATGGCTTGTCCCCTTCGTTTTGCTTGTAGACCTCAAGCACCGATTTGATATAATACTTGTCGGCGGTCCTGGCCATCCCGTTTTTTATCCACCGCCGGATTGTTCGTTCCGACACCCCCACGTACCTGGCGGCCTCCGCCTGCGTCCTGACAAGCTGGTCCGCCTCCATCGTCCCTTTCGGCTGCCCCGGCTTTTTTTTATCTTCGAGTTTTTTCAATTCGGTCATCTCCGCTGCGGTCAGCGCCTTTCCATTTCGTAATTTCTCTAATAAATGCAGGTGCCTCCGCTTCTGGGCGACCGTAACGGCGTCCGCACCTTTTTCCTTCACTTACCCGTCTCTTTTCTCCGATAACGTTTAGTGGTATTCAATATGCCGGTGCGAAAAAATGCAGGATAGCTTATACCTGTCCCGCAGGCGGTAACCGATAACGCCGCCCGCATCGGCCCCTGTTTATTCAATCCAATCATCCGAATCATCCAACATCTTTTTAATCACGCCTATTTCGCTCCAGTTAAAATTTTTCCAGGTATTTATAGCCTTATAAGGGTTTATACTTTTGCCCCAGCATTTTGCCATTTGCGCCTGCAAAGGCCGAACTATATATATTTCACATTTGTTTTCCTGAAAAAATATGCACTGTCCCTTATCATAAGTTCTTCCACATGGTAAATATCTTCCCGCTATATCTAATTGTGATTTGTTTGCTGGTCTTATAAACTTGACGCCACCCGATATCAGCGAATCAATTATGAAATATTTTTTTAACGCTTCAGCAGGCGTCAATTTCAGAAATTCGGCAATCTTATAAAATTCCTCCGGCGTAGGAATGCAAGGTTTTCTTAGACAGCAAAATCCACAACGAAGGCAATATTGGACGCCCGCCTTTTGTGCGGTATTGTATGACCGCAGTTGTTGCACCAGATAAGCATCATAAGCTATCTTTTCTAAAATCCAGAACATTTTTTATTTCAGCGCCTTTTTCAAGATACTGCCCGGGCAGTACTGTCTCAGGAGCAGCTCCAGTTTCAGGTTGTGTTTCAACAACTTGGTTAATATTCCGTTATTTATTGTCCTGGCCTCATGGAGCGCCTTTTTGCGTTCGTCCTCACGCCTTGCCAGCGCCTCGCTTGTCACAATATGAATCGGAAATCCTAATATCTTCATTCTTTACTCCTTTTCGCCTTTTCCGCTGCTTCCAGTAGTATCTTGTAATATGGCTTCCATTGCTCGCTTATGTCCCATATATTACAGTCTTCCCCTCCGCATCGGCAGTTGCTTTCCTCTGCCGGTATAACGTCCCTGCACACCTCCGGCCTGTCCTCGAATTTCAGACTGCACCCTGCCCCCGTTAGGTATACACATTCAAAATCCAGGTCTTTGCGTTTTTCTATGAATGGTCCCGTCTCTTCCTTGCCGGCAGGTCTCAGGTAATATTGCGGGTTAAAATCAAAGTGGCCTATATAACCTATTATCCATTCCCCGCGAATCAGCCGCTCAGCGATAAAATCTGCCGTCAGTTGTTCGATGTCTTCCGGCGTATACTCCCCGGGACAGGCCTTGCAGCACTCGCCTCCGCATTTGCCGCAAAGCTGTTTATTTTCATTATTCGGTATATTTACCTTCACTTTTTCACCCTTTTCGCCTTTTTCCCCGTCCATTCTTCCCAGCGTTTCACGGCCACATCGACAAATACCGGCTCCAGCTCCATCGCATAGCATTTGCGGCCTAATTTCTCCGCCGCTATAATCTGCGACCCCGAGCCGCAGAACGGTTCGTAGCATATATCCCCGGGCCTGGTATGCACCCTCATCGGGATGGCAAATACCTCCACCGGCTTGCTCGTTGGATGGTCGAATCCAACCGGCCTTTTTTTTACCGTCCCAATCCAGCTCCCAAACGTCCGTATAATATTCTGGCGTGGATGGGTCACCTGACTTGACATAATTCACAGGCCATACACTGCCCGGCGTTTTTTCCTTTGCCCTGTAAGGCGGCTTATGTCCCCGCTTCCACATCAACAGGCACGGTTCATGTCTCCAGCTGTAAACCGTAAATGACATAACTACGCATGGTTTGATCCAGATAATTTTCTGATGAACCAGTATATCGAGGTCTTTGCATACATTATGGATTTCAACGATTTTCCTTTCGGCATGCCATAGGTACAGGGCGGTATTATCTCCTACAAATTTTAACCCCACCTCATAAAAAGCCTTTATAAACTTGCTGGCATCCGGAATATCAATTTCATGATATACATCTGTCCAGTTATGCCCGCCACCAGGTCTGTCTATTCCGGTATAATCGACGCAATAGGGTGGGTCCGTTGCGAACAGTGCCGCTTTTTTGCCTGCCATAAGTCTGGTCACATCTTTTTCGTTCGTGCTGTCCCCGCACATAAGCCGATGCTCGCCGAGAACCCATATATCTCCCGTCCTTGTGATGGCCGTTTTCGGCGGTCTGGGTATGTCATCATCGCGTATTTTGCCGATTTTCTCCTCCGGCTCAGGCAGGTCCTTTTGCAGTTCCTCTATCTGCAGCTCCAGCATCGCCGCATCGTCCCCGATTTCCTTTTTCAATCTGTCTATATATTCCGCAAGTCCCTCGATAAATTCTCCCTGTATCTTCGGATTATTGAGTGTCAGGTTCAGCAGTTTTTCCTCGGCGGCATTCAGCGACACCGCAACGCACAGGCATTCGTATTTATCCCCGTGCAGTTTTATCAGCGCCTTGTGTCTCTGGTGTCCCCCGATGATTGTGTTTTTGCCTCCCCTGATATTGACCACAATCGGCTCGACGCAGCCGAACCGCTTCAGTGATGCCGTCAGTCCCGCCAGTGCCTGGTTGCTTATCGTGTGGGGGTTATACTTTGCCGGCCTGATTTCCGCCAGCCTGAACCTTCTTATTTCCGGCTCCTTCCTTTTCATATAGCGTCCCTGCCTTTCAATTATTTAATCTTTGTATGCAGGACATTTTTTGCAGCATTCCGCATATCCTGGCTGTTCGTGTATCATCATATTTTTTACGCATTTTTCTGTTACCACACAATCAGTCATCGGCAATGCGCTTCGGTTTTTTATCTCACCCCGCCTAATGCCCGCACTGTCCCCTAATCGCCGATTGTTCTTCGTATAATCCCATATTTCTTGCAATTCTTTCTTGCCATCTGCCTTGTCATTTTTACCCGTCATCTTCTTTTCCTTTTTATTTTTTATTTTGGCCGGACGGACGCAGGTTTTTTCCCAAAAAATTCACCTTTTGCGCGCCATCGTGTCACTGCTTTTCTCTAAACTGCCAGGAAGGACCCAAGCCCAACAAAGCAGGCAGTTCGGCTTGCACATTAAGTATTTGCTTAACAACCATAACTTCTTTATTTGTGTTGGTTTTGTCAAAAAGGTTTAAGACTTTTCTTGTCGTCTTTATTTTTCCCCGTAAGTCAAGCAAATACATATACTTACACATTCTAATCACTGTATTATTAACGACAGCAAAGGTCTGTAATGTGCCTCTTTTTGTCAATGCGGTCATATCCGCCCTCATTTTCAGGCTGAAAACGAGGCTGACCGGACACGAGCGGACAGCTTGTGTCCGTGTTGCTTTTTGTAAACATTGGTGACTGTCATTCAGCATCACTGTAAGTCTCATATTTTTCAAGCCTTTGCGCTCGTTTTGTTTTAAAGTGTCAACAAAACTCCGTAAAATGTTGACACTTTTCTCAATTTGATGGCATTTCAGCGTACACTTTGGGCCTCGTATCGAGCTTATCCCCCAGCCCTTTTAACACATCTTTGACAAGGTGCAGATACTTGGCCGTTATCTCAATGCTCGAATGCCCCATCAGATAGGACAGGGTATAAATATCCACACCATTAAGCAGGCTGTTTACCGCAAAAGTGTGTCTGAACATATGCGGCGTTATCCTTTTTGCTATCCCCGCTTTTATTCCGGCACGGCGAACCGCATAGTAGAATCCATTGACGCGGGTCACCTCGCCCATCTCTCCTGTTTTTTTATTCACAATCGGCCAATCTTTTGTGAACGGCTTTTTTAACTGGCTGTAAAATACCTGCCTTGTGATGTCCTGCCTTGTGACATATCGGGGCAGCGTCCTGGGCCTGATGTCCCTGACATATTCGGCGATTGCCTCCATAAGCCGCTCGCTCACAGGTATCATACGGTCCTTGTTGCCTTTGCCCCTGTATACTACTATGTTATCCGTCCCCAGAATCATCGGCGTATCCTGAATTCTCATCGAGCATATCTCCAGCTCTCGCAATCCCGTATGCAAAAGGATATCACACATAAGCAGCAGTCTTTTGCCGCTTACAGTTGTTGCGTTTTCCTGCAGGTACGCAAACAACCGCTCCTGCTCATCCTTCGTCATCACCTTCGACCAGGTGATAACATCCTTGCGTCTTTGTTTCTGGTTCGGCCTGTAACTCATAATTATTTTACATTGAGCATCAATGCTAATGCGATTGAAAGTTCCCAAAAACTTTTCAGGGATGCCGAGTTCAACTGCTGACCTTTTATAAATGTTATTAAAAGAGCCAGACCGCAAACGCTCCACATCAAACCCAACATGGCACTAATAAACAACCACAAAACCACCTTGAACATCTTCAATTCCTTTCCGTTTTATTTTTTCTGTTCCAGTGAACACCGCGGCTGCGGCTCATAGCCCCTGCCGTGTAAAACAGTCGCCGCCTCGGCGCATTTCGCCGGGCCGCCGCCAACCTTGTCACCTTCCAGAATTTGATTACCAGCACAAAATACCGGCCGTAATCAATCCAGCACCAACCCGTCACAGCGCCTAATCTATCCGCCTCATAAACGTCAATGCACATCACTAATCCATTCATAGTTTTGAGTTTTTAGCCCTTAGCTCTTAGTTAACTCAAAACTCAACACTCAAAACTCAAAACTGCCATCCACTATTGCCCTTCCGTCCCCGGCAGGCCCGGCTTGTCAGCCTCCTCATCGTTGTTTTCGTTCTCATCCTTAATCCGGATAAGTTCATCACGCGGTGTTACCGTAACGATTAACCTGTCGATGCGGAATTGAATCTTGCCATCGTCAAGATGCTGCAAATTTGCCTCTTTAATCAATGCCAGAAGTTTCTGTTTTTCGGCAACCTCTCTGCCCAATGCTTCGATTCTCTGGGCCTGCGCTGTTTTATACCGTTTCGCCACAACGAGCATTTCTTTGGAGTTTTCCGGCTTTACATCAATCAGGTCAAGTTGCTCCTTCGCAGATGGTTCCGACTGGTCTTGTTTAATTTTTTTCTTTGCCATAATCGTTCTCCTTTTTTAATTGATTATTTTCTATTGACAATTGACTATTTTTACATAGTAAATATTCAATATTAAATAGTAAATTACCTTGACCACTGCCAGAACCCGATTATCGCCAGCACGGTGAATATCCCATCCCGCAGGACCAGCGAATACAATCCCGCCTGCGTATGTATCACCGCAAATATAAGGTTCGATATTACCCACAACAAAAAACAGACTCTGTTCTTATAGTTATTCAGCACAACACCCGCAACCGCCAGCGCCGTTCCTACCAGTCCCGCAATCTCATTTGTTATCATTTTTGGACCTCAACCTTTGTCCTGTTTTTACGAATCATTTCAACTAATTGCTCCCGTGTAATCGGTATCGCCCCATGCCTGATTGCCTGGTATCGCATTCTCTTGGTCAAATCAAAATGCGGCAAAGAGTCAGCATCCTGGAACCACCCGAGCTTTAGTCCCAACGCACCAGCGAATATAAGCAATTCTTCCCGCGTGTCTGCAACAAGATGACAGAGCGCTGTGTAGCGCCATTTTCGGGATACTGGCGTCTGCAAATGTAAATCGTCAATATAAACACTCATAATATCACGCACCTTAAAAAAGCATTGCTTCCTGTTTTTCTGCCGGCAGTCTCGCCAGCTCATCCCTTTTGACCGTTCTCGTATCCGTATTCACATAACCGAAGCCGCCGAGATATTTCGCCAGATTCGGTTTTATCCAGAATCCTCTTCGCAGCTCCTGGCACAGCCTTATGGCTGACCTGCCGAACCGCTCCCATTTTTCATTGTCCCCATTAACCTTAAAATGGTTCATCAGGCCGATTTTATAATGGTCGACGAACTGGTACGTCTGCCTGATGATGTCAAGAGCCGCCTGAGGTTCGATGACAGGCTCCAGCGATACCCACGTATATATCCCCCGCTCCTTCGCCGCCTTCAGTGCCGCAATCCTTTCTGCCGGCAGGGCGGCGTTCGGCTCGAACTCCAGTGACACCTGCGGGTCGAGAAAGGTCAGAGTCGCAGCGTACGCATCGTATTTGCCGTAAAGGTCGAGGTCCCCGGCTGACCGCATCCCGCCCTTGGTCAGGATTTGAAACGGGATATCGAACCGCCGCAGAATCGAAAGCGCTGCCCCTGTCGTTCTTTCCTCTAACGGCTGATACGGGTCGCTTGTGAAGCACAGCAGCACCCGCCTGCTCGTCCCCGCATATTTAGGCGCATCTTTGAGGAGCTGCTCGATGACTCCTTCACGCACCTTCTGTTCGGTAAAAAATGTCTCGTTATGCGTAAAGACCGGCACATAGCAGTACCTGCACCCGTGTCCGCACCCTTTGTGCAGATTGAGGCCGAGCAGCGAATACTCCCTCGCCTCGCCTTTTGGCTCATAAATTGTTGTCGTCATCTTATGTCCCTTCCGTCTCTCTCAATCTTCTTTTTAACTGGCTCGCCAGTTGTCTGTGTTGCGGGTTGTCGTTGTCACTGAGGGCATCGGCTGCCCGCTCGATTACTCTTTTATGCAGGCTGATTTTTTTCGACTGCCCAAGCTCCGAGTCGAGCCTGTCCATTTCACGGACCAGGTAATGGTTCGCCCTTATCTGCTGGTAATACCTGTCCTTGTATCTGTGCTGCTCTTTTATCTGGCAGCTTTCACCTTCAAGAATACCGGACTGATACCAGTATTTGTCCGTCTGCGTGACAGGTCTGTCTTTTCTTTTTTTATGTTCTTTGTTTTTTTTCATAAAAACACTTCCCTCCATCGAACGGGTAATCCCGGCAGGCCCTCGGCTTGGCTGCCTTGCCGAGGTATTTCTGTATCAGGCAAACCCATTTACCCTTTTCCCATATTAGCATCTCGCATTTTCCGCTATCATAAAACTCCTCCGTATTATCAAGTATTACTTTAATCAGGGGATGCTCACTGCCGGTAAAAAATGTCCTTCCCACATTCAGACAGCATTTTCCGCACCGTCGGCATTTATGTTTTCTTTTACGTTTTTTACTCATCCTCATCCTCCCAGGGCGGCTCGAATGGGTAGGGGAATATCTCATTTATCCTCATTATGTGAATAGAAAATAGAAAATAGTAAATTGACAATTTCATCAACTCTCCCATCTTTCATCGTCCGCCTTCGCCGAGGCTTCGGCGGACAAATCTTCGGTTTTATACTGATTGAAAATCACATCCAGCGCATCGGCCTCCGCGTTCGTCAGCCGCCGTAGTGTCTCTTCCATTCTCCTGACGAACGGCAATTCATCCCTTCTTACCTTTTCGATGTCCCTCAAAATAACAATCAGTTTTCTCCTGTATTCGGTGTCTTTAGCTATGTCCAGAAATCCCTTTATTGGTCCATC